CCACTGTCTAATTTGAGATCAGAGATCTGCTGTTTAGCAGCAGCAGGAGTCAACCCAAATGACCCACTGGAGCGTTCACCACCAGCGAACGAGTCCTCACCCATCTTGGAACCGACCTGTGCGAACAGTCTCAACATCTCGGCAGTTCCTAATTTATCTTCCATCGCGTTGAGTTGTTCTTGGTCATACCCCAGAGCATTGACCGCCCTGCGACCAGCATCAATCTGATTCTCGTATGCCTGACCCCACTCTTTCTTGAGATCCTGAATCCCCTGTTCTTGTTGACGAATTGTTTCCTGTTGCATCTGTTGTTCTTTTTGACCAATGGTGTCGTTCCACTTTTCAAACAATTGTTTCGCCTGTCGATCGGACAGACCCAGTTCATGAGCGGTGTTCTTGTACCATTCGGTCAGTTCTGGGTCTAACCCATTACCTGCTTCAATCCCATACTTGTCCGGTGATTCAGGCCGACCCAATTTATTGAAGAACTGACCCAGACGATCAGAGTCGGCATCTTCACCTGGGATCTCCACAAGGTTTTTACTTCCACCTGCGAACTTCTCAAGGTTCTTGTAACTACTCAGCAGATCAGCAGGGTCTTTCCATCCTTTGTTCTGGACATAAGCGTTCGTATCCTCATCGAACCCTGCTGTCCATGATTGGGGTTGTGGTGCTTGTTGTGTCGGGGCAGCACCGGTAGCAGTGCCGTTATCGCCAGTGGCGGCAGCAACTTCTTCACTCATCGTAATTCTCCTCGTTTAGGTTATAGATGTCATCCTCAGTCAGTTGAAGATGACTCATGATCCGCAAGAACACCTCGCGGCGACCTTCAAGTAAATAAGTGGTATTCACACTGTCCACGTTGGCAGTCGGTAGAGTCGCACGACAGAACCTCCGCAAATCAGCCAATACCTGTTTACCCTGTGGACTGTTGAACGTATCCTTATATGCTCTGTGACGGACAAAGAACAGTTTTGTTAGCATTACATCCCCTGCATCAGTTGACTAGCTTGTGCTACATCTTTCATAGCACCAGCCATCGGTTGAACAGCTTCCATCATCTGCTGTTGCTGTTGTGCAGCGGCTCTTTGCTGGCGAATTTGGGCAACCTGTTCCAATGAACGCAATACAGGAGTCGGTACACCAGACACTTCAGCAGTCAGGGCAGCAAGTTTATCTGGGTCAAAGATGTCAAACACATCTGGATTAATCTGAGCAAACGGTGTCAGTAACTCCATGGTACGCTGAACACCGACCAGTTCTTCAGCCCTCTGCATCCGACTCATCGGGGAATCGTAGACAATCTCGTACTCACCACCTGCTTCCATCAGGGATTCAGGCATCGGAGGGAGTATTCTGTGGAACATGAGCAGGTCAATCTCACGCTCAATCAACGGCCCAATCGCTTCTGACTGTTGCCGACCCATGGTAGGAGTCAGAAGCATCCCCTTTTCCTGAGAACGAATCAGGGCTTCAGTAGCCGTCATCCGTGGAGTCTCGACAAGGATTTGGAACAGGGTGACAAGGAACGCATCATCGATACTCTGCCTACGTTGCTCCATCTTCTGCTCGGCAATATCAACCCTTGCTCCGGTGTTGAACGGTTGCATCAAGGCGCGACCATCACGGTTCACTCCACCCATGTTCAACCCACCAGGACGCATATTCACCTTCATCCCGCCGTTCCCCAGAATCCCATCATCATGGAGCAGGATCGGAGGATCGATCAACTTGTGAGCCGAGCGGATGTCGGTTTTCGCCATCTCATTGAGCATCTTGATGTCAGGCAGAGCAGACATGGCGGGACTGCGACCATATACCTCATCGGGAGCAGTCACGTACCGGCTGATACTATAGGGAAAACTGTTGTATCCACCCTCGGATACCATCTGCTTACAATCGATTGACAGGTAATATGATGCCCACGGTTTCCCTTTAGCATCTGCTCTGGTACGGTCAACGTCTTCACGGGGCATGGTGACATGGAGAAAGGGAAACTTCTTGTTTGTATCGTTGGGATTTTCAAGAGCCTTTTGAATCTTCTCAGGCAGGTTCTTCTCTCCCCACTGTTGAGCCGCTTGTCGGGGGGTGAACTCGAACTTCCGGAACACCGTGTCAATCATCCCCTGATGGTTCTCAAGGAAGTAGGTGTCCTTCAGGTTGATACAGCGATACCGCAGACCTGTCTTCGGGTCGAAGTCGATAAACAACGACCCCGTACCAAACGCACCTACCGATGTCCACCGCTCATGGTTCTGACCGGCGAAGTTCGCCTTGGACGCATACCGCGCATCATAAAGAATCTGATTCACCCGATAGAACCAATCCTGAACCTCGAACATCTTGTTCAACTCAGGGTCATTGGTTTTCAGGTTATGCCATTTTGTTTGTCTGGGAGTGATCATCGAGTCCATGACGGACGCAAACCGGTCAAGAGCGACCATGGGGCGGGAGTCGAACACCTTCTGGGTCTTCTTCTCCCCATCGGTACGCTCACCAAGGAAACCGGTCTGACGGGGTAATACCCGTTCAGCTATCTCTTCCCAATGGGATTCCCAATTACCACGAAGACCACAGACATCGTTGAATCGATGGAGAATCTGCTCGACATCTACCATAATTTATCTCCCACCAAGCGTTGCCGCTCCAATGTTCCCTTTACCAAGTCCACCGCCGGCACTACTGGTCAGGATGGTCGATGCACGACCACGCTTGGCAGCGTTCCGCTTTCGCTTCTCTTCGTTCTGTTGAGCCTCAATATCAGCCATGGACGGAATCTCAGGAACCTCAGGAACCTCCATGGGTTCAGGAAGATCACCTGTCATCTGTGGGCTAGCCAGAAGTTCGACACTACCAACACTTGCTGCTCTACGGTGCTCTTTTTCACCAGCAGCCAGCGCAATCTCACCACCCGGGTCAAGCATCCCCGCCATACTGTAACCCACCTTCGTCTCATCGGTTCCGAAGAAGTTCCCAGGGTCGAGTGCCTTTTTACCACCGACTTCCAACTGATCACTACTGAGTTGATTGAGAGGGGTTGTACCCATGAGGTCAGCACTGATGTTAGCCGTTGGGTCAATAGCAGCAACCCAATTTATTCCACCCTCACGCTTACCTGAAAGGTTAAACGGGTCAACCGACCCCTTGAGGGCTTTTTTCGCCTTCTTGAAAGGATTACCACTAAAAGGATTACCCATTGTCTATTCTCCTGTCTCATAAGAGTAAATGTTGTAGTCCGATTCTGCGAATTTATTGTTCATCCGAACCTTTGTGGTCCGGCTGTCTCTTCTGGATACTGGTTCAGCAAAGGTAAACGCCAGAGCATCCGAATCGTTCCCCGAACGCAACCCACGCTTCTTCATACTATCTTTCGTCTCCAGACGCAATCGTCCTTTTAACTCGACACTATACTCCGGAGCCGTCAAATCGTCAATCAACTGTTGATCGTTGTCAATACATCCGATCTCCAGCCACTCCCTCATATCCCCCCACATCTCCGCTCTCTTGTTCAAATACCGCTCATTGTCCTTCGCACGACCCCCACTGACCACCTCCACCACGCGATATCCCAACTGCTTCATCCGGTCCACCACGCCACCACCAACTCCACCCCCATCGATAAACACCCCATCGGGGTTATACTTGTCAATCAATGTAGCCAGATGAGCCGACAACTCCATCAGCCCCAACCCTTTCCATCTCATCGGTACGATTGTTCTGGCATCCCGTCCTCGCCTGAACCGAGCCACTGACTCGTCATCACCATAACGAGCGACATCGACCGCCATGAGCAGTGGTGCGCCGGAGTCTTCATAAACCTCACGATGCGCTGCGTCAAGGACCACTTCCCTGCTGATAAACTGATTACTCCCCGTCCTGGGGAACTCCCCCTTAACCTCGACCCTGGTGACATCGTGATCTTCCCCATACTTGTCAGCGATCCGCTGGTAGACGTTTTTATCAACATTCTCCACCGTCCGACTGTCAATGTACCGAGTCGTCCAGAACTCACCATCCTTGTGGAAACAATCGAAGAATCGACCTGTATTCCTCCGTGGGTTCGATATGACCACCCAGATCCGCAACGGAGCCATGTCGGTAAAAAACCCCTCGCTCACGTTCCATATCCGGTCATCCACCCCCGATGCCTCGTCCATGGTCAGCACCATCCCAATCTGACTGTGCGCTCCGGCAAACGCATCAGGGTTCTCAGCAGACCACGACTGCCCTTCCACATAATAATACTGTGTGTCGATCTTCAACTGCTCCTTGATCAGATCAGCGAACCACTTGTGGGGTCTTAACGACATACTGTTCTTCTCGAACCAGTGGCTGTTTATCGCCATCGTATGCCACTTACCAAGCTCTGCCATCGTCCGTGACCGTAACTGCGTCTCCGTGTTCGCTGTCACAATACAGGTCGCACCAAACCAGCACGACATCACCCAATGGTTCAGCATATTCAGAAAAGCCGACTTACCAACACCCCGACCACTTGAAATCGCCAGATAGTAAGGCTGCGGGTTCAACCCCACCGCTACCAACTGCTGACTCATCTCCAAGTGCATCTTGATCTTGTTCAACTCATCAATCTGCCACTGTCGAGGCTTCGGATTATCAGCCAACGGAGTGTTCGGCTCACCCCAGGGAAACGCATACATGACGAACCCCAACGGGTCATACTTGTACTCCAATATGTTTGCAATCAACATCTGCTCGTTACGTGACGGCCCCTTACTCATGCTGTTCACCTGGATTCACTTCAATCATCCGAGTCCTCTCACGAGCCGCCATCATCGCCGCTCCCAGATCAATCGTCACATTCTGCTCAATCTTCTTCACATCACCATACGTATCCCTATCACAGATCGCCAAATACTTCCATCGTGTCTCCAACTTCAACTTCGATCGAGCCACATCCTCCAATGAATCATCAGCATCAGCTATAGGAATCATGTCTGATACGAACATCACGGCAGCACCAATCCTCAAAGCCTCCTTATACGCATCCAACCTCGCCTTATCTCGATGAACCCATCTCATAAAACGAGCCACATCCACATCCCTGTGTTCCTTATCGAGAATCTGTCCCAGATGATAACCCGCCGCCAACTGATCGCATACCATCTCAAACATCGACTGAAACGTATCATCAGTTGTCAGGGAAACCACATTCGGTGGTGGAGGATCACTGGTCTGTAACCAATCAGGAAGCCTAGAAGGACTCTTGGAAATCAATGACACATCAGGATCAGGATTCTCATGTAAATGAATAATCCGGTCTGTCGGGGATAAAGGGAGATGAGGGTGATTCATTGGCCAACTCCATGTGGAGGTAGTGAGGATCGTGAGGCAGATAAATATTAGTGGAAACA